TGAAAGACCACGAATAGAACTTCCTGATGTAGCCGAAGCTATAATCTTAGCGTTATTCGAAAAGGTAATATTACCTTTATTTAATTCTTTACAACCAGGCTGAAGAAAGAAAGGCAAATTTTCGAGCGCTAATGTTATTCTGCCAAGCATTTCTCTTGCAGTTGCACCTTTATTAGCAAGAATAGCAATGGTTTTTTCAGGATTAAAAATAGCATACCATAAAATATAAATTACAGATGTAATAGACTTACCCGATTGCCGACATGCTAATACAATATTAAATCGGTTTTCATTAAATTCTTTAAAGAGTTTCTTTTGGTAAGGATAAGGCTTAAAGTCAACAAGACCTTTACTTGGTGCAATAACTTTAATATATTTTTCAGCAAAATACACGGGGCTACTCATGCATTTCATATATTCTTCAACTTCTTCTTTTGTAAAATTCTGGCTTACGCCTTCGCCTTTTACAAGGGCATTACCCATGTATCCATCACTTGCCATAATATATTATTCTGTTACGTTTTTTATATCTTTATTTTTCAAAAACTTTTGTAACTCGGCAGTAGAACCAACGAATAAAGCGTTATTGGTTGTATTGCCAGAACTTTCCTTTTCCTGTGTTATGTCTTTTCTAACTTTTTGTAGTTTAACTAAATCCTGTGACATTTGGCTAGCATCTTTAATCATATTTGACAAAACTTCAAAAGCTCTTGGATGTTCTGACTCAGAAGCAAGTGCCATCATTTGATTAATCGCTTCTGATGATTGGCCGATTAGCTCTTTCATTTTTTCACGACTGTACTCGATATCATTTTCAGTATCGTTGATTATTTGCCCTTTATTAACTTCAGTCTTAGGTTTTTCTATGATATCTAAGTTTTTTTCGAGAGCATTAAGTATTTCATTTTTAGCCATGATCAAATCCAAACGTTGTCGTAATAGTATCTGTTTCGTCTAAAGGTGGTTCATCACCTGCAGCAACAGTGCTTCTAACGTTTTCTTCTCCGTTCTTATTAATAAATGTAAGCTTAGTATTATTAGGTATAGTTTGGTTAGCGCTTACAGTTATACTATTCGGTTTACCATTTGTAAAGGTATTAGCAATTGCGGTGATCGTTGGAGGGATAAAGCTTCTTGGCATACCTTCAAAAGTCATTGTCTGACCTACGCGCAATGTACCAATTACGTTATCGATAGGTATAGTCGCACTATCTGAAAGGCTAGTGCTATTTACTTTAGCAGAAGGATTTTCAATATCGCTATAAAAGAAAGTGTCTACTGTTCTTATTATCTTACCTTCACTTACTCCACCAACAAACTTAACTTTCATATTAAATTCTAATGAATATATCAATGTTCTTCTAGTTTGAAAGTCGCCTTCGTAATCGTCTTGTATAGATACGCTGTTTAATATAATAGGTACATCAGTTACAGTTCCGGCTCCTTCCATATCTTTAATTGCAATGGTATATTCAGGCGTAAAGGTTGGAAGAATTTGTTCAAATATCTGTAATGCATCATCTTGGTTTTTTGCCATGATGTTTAATTGCATACCAATATCATACGGCACACCTTGGTTAATCGTATCTATACTTGTTGTTGCAGAACTAGCTGAAGCGCTTACAACTCTTTTATTAAATTTATTTAGTCCATTTGCTGAATCATACGCTATAGAAGTAATTTCAAAACTCATTCTTGGTAACTTAAGAGCAATCGACTTACTTGTAGCTCCACTATTATCAGCACTTATTCTCGCAAGAAACTTTTTTCGTGGTCCATAAGATATAGGTACGCGAACCTCACCAACACCTTGTTGTACAATTTTAATGTTATTAAAAACTGTTCCAAACACAGCAACTGCTTTTTTCAAAGTCTGATTATAAAAATGTTTTCCGTTTAACATACTAGCTTGTCACGTTTGGTTCGCCGAAAGGATTAGTTTCAGTAAAGTCTATAAAATTATTTCCTACTGACTCGAAGTCAGCGTTATCTGCGTAAGGATCATTGTCGTCTAAAGCGTTAAACCCGTCTAATGCTACAATAGCATAACTAGCTGAAGATTTTGCACCAATAATATTTCCAGGTGTAGATCCATTTGTAATTGCAAAAAGCGTGTTTGTTCCGTCTGACGCGACTTGACTTGAAATATTTATTGAATTAGTACCAATACTCGATACTTCTCCTGTCACAGTAACACTTCCATTTGTTTGTGTAACATCTTCACCAACTTCGTATGTACCGCTTCCTGTTCCTAGTGTAAGAGTTGTCTGTGTAGCGTATTGTGTTTCAAACGAATCAATAGCATCTACTCCGGTGTCAATTGCTTCATTACCATATTCAAATGTTTCACATGTTAATTTAAATGTAGGTAAGTTTTGTAATTGATAAAATGGTGATTCTTCTTCAACAAATCGTATTTCAAATAAACCATTCACGAGAGGGAAGTAAATTAAATCTCCTTCTTGTGGTCTTACTTCTACAGAAGATTGAAATCTACCTATTAGTTCTTCCCAGCGACGAGATGCTAACACCAATGTCATTGAATCACGAGACTCAACACCAAACTTTGAAAGTAATTCACCATCTCCTTCGAATCCATCAGTATTTTCAACATACATTTCAATCTGAAATGCTTCACCAAATTTACTTAATGTATCTTCATTAAAAATAGCATTAGTATTTACAATAGTGCGCGGTATGTAATAAACATCATGGCCATATATCTTAAGAGCCTCTATGGTAATATCTTCATAGAGTCTTTTTTCTGATGTCGCCCCTTGGCTGAAATATACGTTCCTTGGCATGTGATTAACCTATAAAATCTAAAGGAGGCATTTCGTGTTTAAGCTGCATCTGCTCCTCCAATTGTTGTATTTCTTCTTTTGCATCGTCAAATATTTGACGGCCATTTAAAGTAACACCACCTGGTAAAGTCATTCCCTCGAATTTAATTAAGTTTAATCCCCATTGTCTTTTAAATAAAGCTGTAGTATATTTTTTTATGAATGCATCATTCCAAACATCGGTGTGTGTATTAGGATCAATTTTAGAATAACCATCAAAGACTACGTACAATCCTGCCATACCATCTAATGTATTCGAATGAAATTTCACTTGATTCATATGACGGCTATATTCTATTAATTCAAACATACCATTTACATTACGATCGATTAAAGACATAAACTGTTTTGTCAATTCGTAATTTACGATTCCTCCATGGACATTTGTTAGATCAAAAATATCGTTTAAATGTATTTGGTAATCTACTGAAAACATCCCACTTTGACTATTCGTAGTGTTAAACACATTGTTAATAGAAAGAATGTTGGCGTTATCAGGAATAGTAATGTAGCCATTATCGATATCGGCCTGCTGAACTTGGTGTTTTAACAAATTACGAACAACTGCATCGCCATGATATTCTTGGTAGTATTGTATTGCTTCATCAACGCGATCTTCTAGTTGATCATCATCAACGTTAATTTCAATTACTGGATGACCTAAAGATCTTAAACAGTAATCTATTAATTTTTGCCGTGTATTTGGTTGTGCCATATATTCTATTTATACAATTAATTAACCTAGATTGACCCACCCACCACTTTTATAACCTTGGAAGGCATTATCGGTGGAATTATAAATCATTAATCCGTCCTGAGGTGAAATAATAGCATTTCTTTCAGTAGTCGTAAATGTTCCTAATTGAACTCCTTGTGATGCTACTAATCTTTTATTTACTTGAGTATCAGAATATGTGACTTTTAATTCTGAAGAACCGGATTTTAATTGTACGTCTCCTTCAGGCTCACTTGCTCCGGATCCACCTTCTAATACGATATGACCGTTAAATCCGTTATTGCTACCACCACCCGCAATTAAATGAACATCACCTCCATCTTTATCACCGTTAGATGCGGTTCCTGCTATTAATTTTAAACCACCGCCATTAGCATTATTGCTATTTGAAATTTTAATTTCTCGATCACCAGTGGTAGAAGACAAGTTTATATTGCCGGTAACACCAATAGAATTGCTAAAAATAGCAGGTCCGGCAGCAGTAATACGAAATGCTCTGTAACCACCAGTTGCAATTTCGAACTCACGATCGTTTTCAACTTCTATATAAGCTGCAGAAGGTCCTGAGTTTGTATATGTACCTCCACCACTAGAACCGATAAATCCTAGATTCATTCGTTCTGATTGAGTCTGGCTTTCGTTTGTAGAATCTTGTTGTAGTTTCAATATTCTAGAACCTTGGGTATTATTATCAGTATCTACTTTTAAGTGTAATGCAATCTCATTATTTGAACTAAATAAACCTGAACCTATAGCTTTAAGTACCATATTATCTGTTCTAGCGCCTTGACCGACAATATGCAAAGCAGCATCTGGAGTATTTGTATTAATACCAACAACTGCCTCAGGCATATATGCACCGGTAGTAGGAGATGTTGCCTTTTTAATGACTAACATATCATTTGGTGTTGCATCAAAATCTCTAAAGAAATGATTTGCTGAATCATAATGTAAATCGATAGCACCGTCTTGTTCTCCGTTTACTCTTACAGCTTGAATACCTGTAGTAGACAATGGCTTTAGTGATTCTGTATATGTTGGCGTAATCAAAAGATGATTACCAGAGGTACCAACACCGTTAGGAGGATCATATCCTATACGAATACTTTTATCAACGTTGTTATATACATTTTTACCAATTGATATACAATCACCATCAACTTCATTACCTGGACCAATTTGAAAGCTTTTATATCTACCACCATTGTCAGCATTAAAATTCATTAATGTATCACCGGCGTTTATTCTGTGAAGTCCATCTAGTGTGCCTTTTAAAATTGCTAATACCTTATTTCTATTATACGCGGCTGGTAAATCTGGATCGGGATCAAATATTCTTCCATAAACTGCAGTTATGTGAGTTGTCGTTATCTCTTTTACAAATGCTACTTCTGCAAGTTTATAAGATTTACCACCCTCAGATTCACCAGTTGTAATAATTGTTAAAACATCATTTACTTCCAAACCAGCAGATTCCGTACCAATTCCAGATTTTGACCATCTAAATACTCTGGTACCAGTTCTATTAACGAGTCCGCCTGTTAAATTTCTAAAGCTTCTTTGAAAAGCAGCACCCGCTTGCAATCCAGCAGATTGTGGTTTTAAATTAGTAGTAGCATCAATTTTTTTAACAGAAAAGTTTGCCGTGAGTGCAGTCTGCGCATCTGCAGTTCCTGGCGTTGGTGAAGCACTAGTTGATCGATCAACTTCTTTAGTTGATTTATAGTTACCACCATAAAGAACTACAGTTGCGGCTAGTCCAGTAACGCTAGTTACTTTTGCAAAAACTGTAGCTGCTACAATTGGTCCTTCAAAATCTATGTCAACTGTTATTTGTAATAAATCATTTAACACAAGTGGATTAGATGAAGTAAAAGTAAACGTAGTAGTTTCTGATTGTCCAAATATAACTTGTGATGTAGCTAACCGATTAACACTATCTTGAATATTTTGAACATTCCAACCAGATAAATCCGACAAACTGACTGTTGTATTATCTATTGAACGAGAAACTCGACCAAAATTCCAGAATGCGGCTTTTGAACTTCTTAAATTGTTAGATTGAATTGCGTAATATTGCTCTTGCACTCTTTCAATATTCAATTGTTCTCCACTTCCTTGTTGTGTTATCCTATTGATTTTTTGTACAGCATGAAAATGATTTGAATTATCTGCGAATCCATCAGTATCGCCACTATTTAAAAATAAATCGTGTGTTACTGTAACTGGTCCTACCACCCTTAAATTTGTACCAGTTTTATTTGTGCTTTTAATTAAAGCTGGAGACTGACCCGCAATACGATTTTCTGGTGATATGAGCAATCTAAAGTGACCATCTATATCAAGAGTACGATCAGGTGTTTTGTTTATACCA